CTCCTGTCCTTAGCACTGCACTATTTGAGAGGTTCAACTCTCGAAGATTAGGTAACTTTGCAAACAGAGTTCTCAATGGAATGCGATTCAAATTCGGAGGTCACAACGTCAGATGAAATCACAATTCACACTGTTTCTATGCTTTGTTCCCCTCGCGGTTATCTACATAGTAATGAAAGTAGCAGTGTGGATGTCCGCTATCAATGCTGAGTCGGATTATGTCAGACAAGAACCTCTACGAAAACGAGGACCCTTTGTGGAGAACCCGTATGAAGATGTTGACTCGGAGGAAGATGAATATGGAGATCGCACAGACTATAGATAGTGCACTCGAAGAATACTATTCGGAGCAGGGAAAACCTGTTCCGAATTGGAAGTATAATAAAAATCCACAATGGTGGATTGATTACCTTGCGTCCCTTGGATTAGGTCCTAACAATGATATTCTCTGATGTCTTACTTTGGGCAGCAGTACCCTTTGTACTATCCACCATCTATTTCGGGATACGAAAAGGTGAAAATAATTACTATGACTCAGACGACTATGACGGAAATGGAACAGCGCACTAAACAATTAGTTATCTTTGGTGCGACTGGTGATCTTTGTAAGAAGAAACTTATCCCTGCACTCCACAAACTTTGGGAGAGAGGTCTTCTCGAAGACAATCTTTTAATTACTGGTACTGCCAGGAGAGAACCTACTGTGACGCAGTGGAAGGAATCTCTTGGTGAGTATCCAGAAGAATTTTTGCATCACCTCGATTACCAACCATCTGACCTGACTAAGGTTGAATCTCTACAGTGCTTACCTCAGGCAGAAGATGTAACCTACTTTTTATCTGTACCCCCAGAGAGATATGAAGATGCTATCATCAATCTCAAAGAAGCAGGACTCCTCGATAACCCCGAAACATCCCGTGTGGTTATTGAGAAACCCTTTGGGCACGACTATAAATCTGCTGATCATTTACAGTCTGTGGTTCAGCGATATTTACGCGAAAAACAAGTCTATCGCATTGACCATTATCTTGGCAAAGATACTGTCAACAATATTCTTGCTACACGGTTTAGCAACATTCTGTTGGAACCTCTATGGAACCGCAATTACATAGATGAGGTCCAGATCTATGCAACTGAAACTATCGGTTGTGAAGGTCGGTCTCAATATTATGAGGGATCAGGTGTTATCAGAGATATGTTGCAGAATCATCTGCTTCAGATTATCTCTCTGGTTGCTATGGAACCACCATCAAAACTAGATGCACGAGAAATCCGTCGTGAGAAGGTGAAAGTTCTTGCTGCAATGCGCCTTGGTAAGAATCTTATCCCAGGTCAATACATTGGTTATAGGGAAGAAGATGGAGTTGATTCAAACAGTGAAGTTCCCACATTCGTTGCGGGTGACATTTATGTTGACAACTGGAGATGGCAGGGAGTTCCTTTCTATTATATGACTGGAAAGAACCTACCATATGGTTGTGTGGAGGTTGTTGTAAAACTCAAGTCTCCACCTCAGCAGTTGTTTGATGGACACGAAGCAAACGATCGTATCGTAATGCGCTTCCAACCAAATGCTCACCTTGATATTCGTATTGATATTAAGAAACCTGGACTTGATGAGAGTGTTGAACTAGCAACTCTCAGTCACGATTATCCAATGGAGAATGCAAGTCAAGGATATACAAAACTTCTGTATGAAGCGATGGCAGGAAATCAGTCACACTTTGTACACGCAGAAGAAGTTCTTGAATCTTGGCGTATTGTAGATGATCTTCTGTGTGTTGGAGATAACTGTAAGATTAGAACAACACCATATCTCTACACAGCTGGTACTTGGGGACCATCTCACAAAACACAATTCATAACAAATTGGGAGTATCCTGAGTGAATCTCTTCCTTCGCCCATTAGAAGATGTAAATGATGTCACTTGGAGTATCGTTTGGTGTTTGGTGATACTTCTTGCTTGTGTTTTTTATGTGATCGTCTATATATTAGGTATTGATGAGCGAGAATCTAATGGGAGCGATGGTGCCACCGAGCAGGAAGAGCTGCTACAACTTCCGAGTGACGGAGATAAACCGTGTTCTTGACGGCGATACTATTGATGTCACCATTGATCTTGGGTTTGACTTATACAAGAAAGAAAGAGTTAGAATTGCAGGCGTTGATACGCCAGAGAAAAGAACGAGAGATCTCGAAGAGAAGGCGTTAGGAATCGACGCTACTAACTGGATGAAAGAAAAACTAGAGGGAGCTATCGCTGGCGATGATGAACTCTGTATTAGAACTGAACTGGTTGGTGGTATGGGTAAGTATGGTCGCCTTCTTGGTTGGTTATATATTGGAGATGCAGAGGTATCGCTGAACGAGCAGATGATTACCGAAGGGTATGCTTGGGAATATGACGGTGGTACAAAGAAGAAAGATTTTGAAGAGCTTCGTGAGATTAGAAGAAGGTACGGTACTCTAGTCGAATAAATGGATTACCATATACTCTTTTTTGTACCTTGGTTGGTACTAATGGGTATTGCTATTTCTATGGTCATTCAAGGTTGGATGATTATGGGGGAACGTGCTGGTTATCAAAAGAAACCAAACTATAAATCACATCCTGAAATTTCTGAACTCAAAGGAGATACTGGAACTCTGATGACTGCTAAGTTCGATAAACTACCTGACGAGGATTACAAAGAATTGTCAGAAAGAATACATAAATTAAAGATGGATGAATTATTTGATGAACCATCTACCTATGAGGATGAACATTTAGATGACGACTGATAAATCTGTATACTTAGGTAATCCTAACCTAAAGAAAGCAAACGCTACAACTAACTTCACGCCTGAACAGGTGGAGGAGTTTATTAAGTGCAGCCAAGATCCAGTCTACTTCATCAAAAATTATATCAAGATTGTCTCTCTGGATGAGGGTGTGATCAACTTCAACTTGTATGATTTTCAAGAGAAGATGGTCACAAACTTCCACGAGAATAGATTTAATATTGCTAAACTACCTCGTCAGTCTGGTAAGTCCACTGTTGTTACAGCGTACCTTTTGTGGTACGTGATTTTTACTGATAACGTTAATGTCGCAATCCTCGCAAACAAAGCAGCAACCGCTAGAGAGATGCTTGGACGCTTACAACTCTCTTACGAGAATCTTCCTAAGTGGATGCAGCAAGGTATTATTGCGTGGAACCGAGGGTCAGTGGAACTGGAGAACGGCTCTCGTATCCTGGCTGCATCTACTTCTGCTTCTGCCGTCAGGGGTATGTCTTTCAATGTTATTTTTCTGGACGAATTTGCGTTCGTTCCGAATAATATTGCTGAGCAGTTCTTTAGTTCTGTTTATCCTACTATTTCGTCTGGTAAATCTACCAAAGTTATTATCATCTCTACCCCACACGGGATGAATATGTACTACAAGCTTTGGCACGATGCCGAGCGTGGTACTAACGAATATATTCCTACAGAAGTTCACTGGTCTCAGGTACCAGGAAGAGATCAGAAGTGGAAAGAACAAACTATCCGCAACACGTCCGAACAGCAGTTCCGTGTTGAGTTTGAATGTGAGTTCCTGGGATCTGTTGATACCCTGATCTCGCCAAGCAAGTTGCGTGTGATGGCATACGATGATCCAGCAACAAGCAGTAATGGTTTGGATGTTTACACACAACCAGAAAAAGATCATAATTATACGATGACTGTTGACGTTGCCAGAGGAATCGATGGTGACTACTCAGCATTTACTGTTTTCGATACTACGACTGTACCATATAAATTGGTAGCGAAGTATAGAAATAACGAAATAAAACCATTACTATTCCCCGATATTATTACTGAGACTGCTAAAGCGTATAATCACGCTTACGTTCTTGTGGAGGTTAATGACATCGGTGGTCAAGTTGCAGACATCATACAATACGATCTTGAATATGACAACCTCCTGATGGCAGCAATGCGTGGTCGTGCTGGTCAGGTTGTTGGTCAAGGATTCTCTGGTGGCAAGGTACAACTTGGAGTCAAGATGTCAACCGCAGTTAAGAAGGTTGGATGTTCTAACCTTAAGCAGTTGATTGAAGCTGACAAACTATTGCTGTCTGACTATGACATCATTGCTGAACTGACTACGTTCATTCAGAAAGGACAGTCCTGGCAGGCAGAAGAAGGTTGTCACGATGACTTGGCAATGTGTCTGGTAATGTTCTCCTGGTTGGCAGTGCAGGATTACTTTAAGGAACTGCACGATAATGACATCCGAGCAAGGATGTATCAAGAACAGCGTGAAGCGATCGAAGCAGATATGGCACCATTTGGGTTTATGGATGATGGTCTACAAGAGACCTCATTCGTCGATCCAGAAGGGCAGGTGTGGCATACTGATGAGTATGGTGATAGATCCTTTATGTGGGAATATAGATGAATCTAGATGATGAGTTTGAACTAGAGCATTTCCTGTTCAAAGAACGACAGTGCAGGACGTGTCTTCGCAAGCTCGATTTACTAGAACATTTCTATAAGACAAGACCTGATAGAGGGTCGAACCCATCAGCATATTCATACGAGTGTAAGTATTGCACAATAAAGAGAGTCAGTAAAAGTAGGAAGAGGAGAAGATATAGAACCAGACTGGAAACTGACTACCCAGACTGGTAATGTTCACGTTCTGTTTCCCCTCCTGAAACATCGGTAATTCTAAATATTATTAGAAAAGATTTGAAGAATTTTCAGGAGATTAAGCAATGGCATCTACCCAACTTTCGCCAGGGGTCGTTGTTCTTGAAAAGGATCTGACTACGGTTGCAAACGCAACCCTTGATAATGTTGCGGTGATCGTCGGTTCCTTTGAAAAGGGTCCCGTCAACAAGATTGTTGACATTACATCAGAGAAAGAACTTCTCTCTGTGTTTGGACGCCCCAACGACTACAACTACGAATA